TTAATTCTTAGTCCAAGAACTAAGATCGGTCATATTGAAAGTACTGAAGTAATCGAATTAATTCTAGATGACGGAACTAGAATTGAAGTTACAAGAGTCTCTAAGAAATGATAACAGCTCTTAATTTCATATTATCTTTTTTGGAAATGCTAATGATTTTTAGTGCCATCGTTTCTATACCTATAACAGTAGCTGTCTTAGCTTATCTTTTGAAAGATACATTTGATTTATTTATAAGAAAGATATCAGAAATAGCAGAAAAACTTTTGAATAAATGATGGGCATTTTGCTCGTCATTTTTTATTTATAAATTTACGTTTTTGATATAACAGATATAATATTTTAAATAGAGTTTAAGGAGAATATTATGGTTCGTAAATATAAATGTTACGGATATTGCGGAGATAAATATCCTAAAGAAGAATTACTTAAATTTAAAGCAAATCCTAACTCTAAAACAGAAGGGGTAAATGTTTGCAGATCATGCTTCGATATCAAGACTAAAGAAGTAAATGATAGGAATAGTCTTTATAACTTCATTCAAGAAACATATAACTTAACATTTCCAACTGGAAATATGTTGAGACAAATAAAAACTTTTAAAGAAGAGCGAGGCTATACTTACAAAAATATTTGGTTCACTTTAGATTATGTTTTCAACATTAAAAAAGTATACAAACCTCAAACGAAATATGGAGTTGCAATGGTTCCCTACTTTCATGACGAAATGATTTCTTACTATAAGACTTTAAAAGAAAGAAGAGAAAATACTGAAGTTAAAAAAATTGAAGCTAAAAAAATTACTATTAAGCCGTTTGAATTAAATAACGAATACAGAATTAAAAAGCTTATAAATATGGAGGAAATATTAAATGACTAGCATGAATGCATTATCTTCACCACGTTCTACTTATTCAGTTCTAGGAAATATTTGTAAGAACCCACACTTGCTAAGAGAATCTGAAGTTCATTTGTCTGATAAAGATTTTGACCAAGAGTTTCATAAAGTAGCCTTCTCTGCTATTAATAACATAGCTTATTCTGGAGCAGAAACAACTAAGATTAATGAGATTGATATTGATAACTACTTATCAGCTTATCCAAAGTTATACAAAATATGGGAAAAGCATAACGGATTATCTTACATTAGAGATTGTATGACTCATGCTAACGAAAAGACTTTTATGAGCAATTACAAACGACTAAAGAAGTTTTCTCTTCTTCGTTTTTATATACAAAACGGAGTTGATATATCAGACCTGTTTGACTACAAATCAATGGATTTGAATGAGCAAGAAGCAGGAATGAAAACAATTGATAAGATGGATATTCAAGAAATAATCGATCATTACACAATGAAAATCATAAATATTAGAGATGATTTTGATATTGGACAAGAATCAAAAGACTTTAAAGCAGGCGATGAACTAGACGAACTTCTCGATAAACTAAATACTGAACCAGAGATGGGATATCCGTTTAGAAATGGATTCTACAATGCTGTCTTCAGGGGAATGAGAAGACATAAGTTTATGTTACGTTCTGCTGGTACCGGTGGCGGTAAAACACGTTTGGCACTTGCAGATATTTGTAATGTAGCTTGCGATACAATTTATGATTATGACAAAGGTTGGGTTAGTAACGGTCCTTCGTATCCTTCTTTGTTTATATCTACAGAGATCGAGAAAGAAGAACTTCAAACTATCATGTTAGCTTTCATAACTGGAATCGATGATACAATAATTAAAGATGGAAAATATTCTCAGCCAGTCTTAGAGAGACTTAAAGTAGGAATCGAAGTTCTTAAAAGAGCCCCAATATATTGTGTGTATGTTGATGATTTTTCTGTATCAGATATAGAAATGATTATTGAAAAACATATTATAACTTATGGAGTTTCTGAAGTAGCATTTGACTATATTCAGATGACACCTAAACTTTCTAGATCGATGGCTAAGTCATTTGGTAGTAACTTAAGAGAAGACCAAATACTTGTTCAATTCTCTTCAGCTATGAAGAATTTAGCTAATAAATATAATATATACCTCACTACTTCAACTCAATTAAATAGAAGTGCTAAAGAAAATGAAAATAGAGATACAACGGCCCTACGTGGAGGATCAGCAACAGCAGATAAAGTAGACCATGGCTTAATGACTTTTAGGGCTACGTCTAAAGACCATGATAATCTCAAACATATTTTAGAACAAGGATTTCATGATAAACCTAACTATTCTCACTGGGTTTATAAGAATCGTTCCGGAATAAATAACTTAATTATCTGGTCAACTATGAATTTAGGAACTATGAGAGAAGATCCTTTATTTGTTACAGATATAGACTTCAACTTATTAGATATTAATCCTTTAGATATTAGCTTTGAAGATGTTCAATTTAAAGTAGGCGATGAAGTAGTGAATGATGAAACTACAACTGATGAAATAGTTGAAACTCAAGAAAATATTCAAGCTGATCAGTTAGATTTTTAAGATAGGAAACTTACTCCTATCTTTTTTACGTTTTAAAATGACTGGATATAATAATTAAAATTAACGAAGGAGATAATAATTATGTACAAAAATAATAAGAAAAGAATTGTTTTACGGGAAACATGTTTCATTTTTGAGGTTTAGATTATGAATGCAGCACAAGTCAAAGAAACTCTTAGCGATCAAGATATTTTTTCTTTGCTAGTAGAATTTGGCGGTGACCCAACTTGGAACGGAGTTATAGTTTCAAGAACTTGCTGCCATAATCCTTCTCACGAAGGAAAACATAAACTTGTTTATTATCATGAATCCAAAACTTTTCATTGCTATACAGGTTGTGGAACAATGGATATTTTTGGTTTAGTACAAAAGAAAATGGATCTAGATTTTTATGGTTCATTCAAATATGTCTGTCTTAAATTTGGAATATCTTCTGATTCAAGTAGTTTTTCATCAAACAAGATAGATACTTCTTACTTCGAAAAGTTTAAAAAGAAAGAAGAAACAATCTCATTAGATAAACTACCTGATTCAATACTTAACTCTTATTATGACTTATATCATGATACTTGGCTAAAAGACGGAATTAGTATTCGTTCTATGAAAAAATTTGGAATTAAATTCAACATCTTAGATAATCAGATAATTATTCCACATAGAGATATGAACGGAGGTTTAATCGGTGTTAGAGCTAGAAATCTCAAACAAGAAGTAGTTGATTCTGGAAAAAAATATATGCCTGTTTATTGGAAAAGAAAAGTATTGAAACATCCTACAGGAGCAGCCTTATATGGATTAGATAAGACTAAAGATTTTATCGAAAAATATAAGACTGTTATTTTATTTGAATCTGAGAAATCTGTTCTTCAATTAGATTCAATGTTTCCTGATCATTCTATTGGAGTTTGTATTAGCGGAAGTAGTATGACGAATTATCAATTGAACATTCTTAAAAAGTTAGACATTGATGAAGTTGTAATTGCTTTAGATAAAGAATTTAAAGAAATTGGAAGCGATGAAGAAAAGTTCTATGCGAAAAAGATTGAAGATGTTTTTGGTAATAAACTTACACCTTACTTTAAAGTCTCAGTTCTTTGGGATACAGATAACTTACTAGAAGAAAAAGATAGTCCAACAGATAAAGGCCCTGAGATATTTCAGACTTTATTTAAAAATAGAATTTTTATATGAGGAGAAAAATTAATTGAAAATTAAACAAATTGGTACGTACAACGGAGACATTATTTCAACGATTACAGAAAACAGGAACATTGAAAATCTTGGCTTATTTTTAAATCCTAACGACGATGATAACTTAGACCCGTTCAAATTGAAAAATATGCAGAAAGGTATTGAACTTCTTTTAGCACACGTGGTAGCTGATTCTAATATTGGAATTCTTGTAGATGCTGATGCTGACGGAATTACATCTGCTTCAATAATGTATCAATACCTAAAGAAACAAAAACAAGATTTAAATATTGATTATTTTATGCACCCGACTAAAGCTCATGGTTTAACGAATCACATTATGAATGAAGTTTCTGACTCAGATATTAATATTTTAATTATTCCTGATGCAGGCTCAAATGATTTTGAACATATTGAAATATTGAAAGCGATGGGAATTGATGTTCTAATTATTGACCATCACCAAGCAGATCGTGAAACAGAACATGCAGTACTTATAAATAATCAACTTCCTGACAATGAAGAAACAAATAGAAATCTAGTTGGAGCAGGTATGGTTTATAAATTCATTGAAGCTACAGATACATTTTTAAATTATAAATGCTCAGAAGAATTCTTTGATTTAGTTGCTATTGGTCAAATAGGAGATGCTTCAGATATAAGCCAAAATGAAGTTAGAAATATGGTTTTCAAAGGACTAGAAAGAATTAATAATGATTTTGTAAGAACAGTTCTTTTAGACCATTTTGGAACTACTGAAAATTTAGCACCAATGAACTTATCTTTCTCTATAATTCCACTGATTAACGCAGTAGTTAGAGTTGGAACTTTAGAAGAACGAAATATAATGTTTAATGCTATCAATGGAATTGATGGAGACCAAACATTTACTGTCACTAAACGAAAGAAAAATAAGACAACAGGAAAATTTGATAAATTCGAAGTTGTTCAAAGTTATTCTGAATATGCTTTCGATGTTTGTAAAAGAGTAAAAGGAAGACAGTCATCAACAGTCAAAAAGACTATGGCTAAACTAGATAAAGATGTAGATGTATCTGGCGGAATTGCAATCGGTTTACTAGAAACTTCCGAATATGCTCCTATTACTGGATTGATTGCTAATAAGATATCTAGTAAATATCAAATCCCCGCATTATTACTTCATCTTGTAACAGATGAATCTGGTAATAAAAAATATGTTGGCTCTGGACGAGGAAACACAAAAGTCTTGCCCTCTCTTAAAGATTGGTGTAATAATACTAATTTAGTTGAATTTGCATCAGGACATCCTAACGCTTTTGGTATATCAATTCCTGAAGAGAATTTTGAATTATTTAGACTGAAAACTAGAGAAGTCGTTCCAGAAGAGTTTGTGTACGAAGTCGATCTTCATTTACATGGAGAACATGATAAAGAAGCGATTTTAAAAGTTGAAGATAATAAGAAATTATTTGGCGGTAAATTCCATGAACCGTTGTTTGCTTTTACTGGAATAAAAGTTGATAAAAGATTTATTCGTCAACGAGGCTCAATGATTACTTTCTTTGACAGCGGATTAGAGTTTATTATGTACGGAGCTCCAGAAGGATTATTCGAAGAGTTAACTCAAAACTTTGAGAGTCATATAATAATGGACTTTGTCGGAAGACCTGGAAAAAATAATTGGGGCGGAAAAGAAACTCCACAGCTGATTTTATCTGATTGCGAAAGATCTGAATCTACTGATCCGTTAGAAGAAAATCAAGAAGAGGAAAATGAAATTACTGAAGAGACTATTGTATTTTAGTTTCTGCTTAAGATATTTTTAAATATTTTATATTTTAGATTTACGTTTTGAATACTTTAGATATAATACTTTTGTAATTAATTAAAAGAGTTATAAATAATAAC